CCGGACGAGAGGGCCGGGCGCAAGATCGGATGGGCCGGGGGCATCAGCCACAAGAAAGGTCCCGAACTCTTCGCGGCCGTGGTGCAGGCGGTTCACGCGCATGACCCGAGCTACGAATTCCATGTTGCCGGCGAGTATCAGGACGCTCGGTACGAGGAGTATTTCAAGGTGGCTCTCCCGGAAGGCGTGGTCACGTTTCACGGCCAGATCGCCCCGGAAGAGATGCCCGCCTTCTGGCAGTCGATGGACTACACGCTCTCGACGAGTCCGTGGGAGTCGTTCCAGTACGCGATAGCAGAGGGGATGGCGTGCGGGTGTACGCCGCTCGTCCATGCGTGGCCGGGAGCGGACAAGGTCTATCCGGTCTGCTACTCATGGCGCACCCCGACTGAAGTAGTGGGTCACCTGGAGACAACGCAGGACCAACGGCTCGCGCTGGGCGAACTCGGCAGGAACTTCGTCAAGCAACTCTACGACGGCGATAAGCGCACCGCCGACCTCCGCGCCCTTATCACGGCCACCCTTAACGCCCGCCCCAAGCATCAGACCGTCGCCTGCTGCATGATCGTCAAGGGCAACTCAGCACGGTTCACGGCCGCGCTCGACTCGGTCATGCCGCACGTTGACGAGGTCTGCGCGCTGATCGATGACAGGCATGGGCCGTTCGCCACGGCGATTGCCAAGGAACGCGGCATACGGTACTTCCCGGTCAACCCGCGCAAATACGCCGGCTGCATTGATTTCGCGTGGTCCCGCAACTGGATCGCGGACAAGGCCAAGAGCGATTGGGTCTTCGTCCTCGACTCGGACGAGGTCATTGAGACGGGACCGGGGATCAAGCGGGCGGTGCAGGATGCCCACGCCCTTGAGCATGACGCGGTGGCCGTCGATGTCCAATGCTACACGGACCAGGGGCTAGCCGAGGAAGCGAAGGACGTTCGGATATACCGCCGCAACGGCGCGATCAAGTACCGCTACCCGGTTCACAACCAACTCATCGGACAGACCCGCGTCCTTGGCACTGACATACGCATCCGGTCAACCTACGTCGGGGGGCTCAAGGGTAAGGGGTCGCGGCAGGAGCGGTCAATACCCCCCCTGCTCAAGTTGTGGGACGAAGCCGGGAAGGAACTCGACGCCGCGACCACGGAAGAGGAACGCGAGACGGCGCAGGACAAGCGCATACACGCCGCGTTCTTCCTCGCCAGGATGCACGCCGCATCGGCAAATCACGAAGAGGTCATCAAGTGGGCCAAGGTGCTGCACGACATGGACCAGCACGGGGAATTCACCGCGCCGTACTGGCGGTGGTGGTCGCTCTCCGAGTGGCACTCGATCAGCGAGGAGGCCGGGTGGGAACGGTGCGACGAGGGGCTAGCCGAATGGCCCAACCATCCGGACCTCCACCACATCAAGATGGCGCAGCACTTCTTCCTGTGGGTCCGCGCCTGTCAGAAGGGGTACGTGGGCGTGCCGATGCACAGCCGACAGTTTCTCAAGGACGGCGAGCGGGCCGCGCAGTTGCTTGGCCTGCCGATCAAGGGGGGCAAATGAACGACCTAATGCGAGGTGGCCGCGAAGGACTCAAGGACGCTATCTGCCTGATACTCGGCATCCTCATCCTGCTCATCGTCATCATGCTTGCTTCCGGCTGCGCGGTATCCGACCCGCTCAGGTGGGGCATGAGTCCCGCGCAAGTCCACGACCGATGGGGCTACCCGTCGAGGGTCAACCGAAGCCAGGGGCAGGGATGGCGGCGAGAGCAGCACGTCTTCTACGTCTGGGGCAAGCATTGGTACGCCTACTTCGAGGATGGGAAACTGACGGGGATCCAGCAATGAACCCCTTGACCCCCGCCGCGATTTCTGGTAAACGTCCAAACCGTAATGGCTAACGGTGGAAATGGTACGGGCAAGGCCCCATCACCCAACGGTCGGGACCCCGAGACGGGGAAGTTCGTCAAGGGGCATAGAGGGGGACCCGGCAATCCATTCGGGGCTCAAGTCGAACGCTTGCGCGCCGCACTCCTGAAAGCCATCACGCCCAAGAAGGTCGGATACATCGCGGATCGTCTACTCGGAATGGCCCTCGATGGGGAGGGACCGGACCGCCGGTTCGCCATCGCTGAGATCCTAGACCGCACCATCGGCAAGGCAAAGCAGACGGTCAACCTGGAGGGGGTTGAACCCTATGGAGACCCCTTCGCAGTCTTCAACGACCCCGGCGTATCACGAGCTATTGACCAAGCTCTCGCCCGCAGAACTCAAAGCCTACAGGTGGATCTCTCCGGCAGCGATAGCCCTTGAGCTCTCGCGCGGATCCTGGCAACTAGCACCCCACCTCGACTACATCTCACGCACCATCCGCGACCGCATCGTCAAGGGCAACGCCCGCCTGATCCTCACCGTCCCCCCTCGGCACGGGAAGTCCGAACTCTGCTCGGTATGGCTTCCCGTGTGGCTACTCGCCCTGCGTCCGTGGTCCCGCGTAGGGGTGGTGACGTACGGGCATCAGTTCTCGGCCAAGTGGGGGCGCAAGATCCGCAACGTCATCCGCGAGCACGGGCAGACGATGGGGGCAACCCTCGACCCCGAGAAGGACGCGGCCAGCGAGTTCGAGCTACTGCAAGGGGGCAGCGTCCTATGCACGGGGATCAATGGCGTCCTGATCGGGCATGGCTTCGACCTCCTGCTATTCGATGACCCGTACAAATCCCGCCGCATGGTCGAGTCGGACGTGGAGCGGGAGATCGTACAGACCTTCTGGACGGACACGGCACGCAACCGCCTGGAACCCAATGCGTCCGTCGTGGTCATCATGCAGAGGTGGCGCGAGGACGATCTCGTCGGTTTCCTTCAGTCGGACGAGTCGGGCGAGGAATGGGAAACGATCAACCTGCCCGCCATAGCCGAAGAGGGCGACCCGATAGGCAGGCAGCCGGGCGCGGCCCTGTGGCCCGAGCGGTACGACGCGGCCACGCTGGACAGTATCAGGAAGGCCATCCGATCTTACTCATGGGCAAGCCAATACCAGCAACGCCCCGCCCCCGCCGAGGGAAGCATATTCAGGCGGGCACACTTCCGGTACTTCAGCGAGGACGGCGAGCGGTACTCGCTCAGACGACCGGAGGAGAAGCCCAGATCCATCGGCAAGGGGGCCTGCCGCGTCTTCCAAACCATCGACACGGGGCTGAAGGCGAAGACGCACAATGACCCGACAGCGGTGCTGACGTTCGCCATCACGCCGAGCCGTGACCTGCTCGTGCTGGACTATGCGAGCGCACGGCTAGAGGTGCCGGATCAGATGCCGTTCATCCAGCAGCAACGGGCCAAGTGGGATCCGGTATGGCAGGGCGTCGAGGATGCCGCATCCGGCATCGGGCTCATTCAGGAAGCGCAGCGCAAGGGCCTACCGTTCAAGATCCTCAAGCCCGACAAGGACAAGGTCAGCAGGGCGCACGCTGCCGTCGTCCTCTACGAAAACGGCATGATCTACCATCGGGCAGGGGCTGAGTGGCTGTCGGACTTCGAGAGCGAGCTACTGACATTCCCTACGGGCCGGCACGACGAAGCGGTGGACGTGGTGGCCTATGCGGCGGCAGAGGTGGGCACGCCTGCGCCCGAGATCATCCTGCTGTAGCGTTGACACTTGCCGCGAAATGTGATATTGACTCAATCTCCCGATGTACACGGCATCGGAGCTTGCCACATGGCGACACCTGCGGGGGTGCGTCGGTCCCGGCACAATCGGCTAATTCGGCAGATAAGGGCGACCCAAGAACGCGGCGGGCCACCCGGCGACCCTTCGTTCTATTGGGGGCCGTTCTACAAGTCGCTGCAATCGGGCGGCGGCGACCTCAAGCAGCCGTACTCGGAGCACCCCTGGGTCTATCGCGCCGTCTCGGTCATCTCGGACAACCTCATCTCGGTTCCCTTCAAGTTCTACACGGGCGACAGGGCCGAACCGACCGAGGTCCAGAAATCCCCTTGGCAACCCCTCTTCGAGGAGCCGAACCCCGACCAGACGCCGGAGATGTTTTGGACGCTCTCCTGGGACTACCTCAACCTCACGGGGGGTGAAGCCTTCTGGGTGCTGTACGACTCGAACGGGCAACCGACGAAGTCCCTCAGCGGCGTACCGGCGTTCATGCGGGTGTTCCCCGGGGCGACGTTCCAACCGCTGAAGGACAATGCGGGAAAGCACGTCGGGTGGCGGCAGGACACGGAGGGCGGGCAAGCTCTGACGTACACCATCGAGCAGGTGGTTCACCTTCGGATGCCCAACCCGTACGACCCGCTGCGGGGCCTGGCCCCCCTCGACGCTGCCGCCCGTAGCGTCAGGACGGACGTAAAGGCGCACGGGTGGAACGAGGCAAGCCTGGACAACGGGGCCGAACCGGGGGGAGTGCTGACGACCGAAGGCATGGTTACCAACGACCAGGTAAGGCAACTTCGGCAGCAGTTCAACGACAGGCACAGGGGGCATCGCAATGCCCGAAAGTTGGCAGTCCTCCCGAACGGCCTGAAGTATCAGCAGACCGGCATGACCCCGAAAGACATGGAATTCGAGGGTCAGCGCAAGTGGAGCAAGTCCGAGATTGCCGGGGCCTTCGGCATCCCCATGATGCACATGGGCGATATGTCCGAGATCCACAGTAAGGAGTCCGCACGGATCAACGACCGGCAGTTCTGGAGCGGCACGCTCGTCCCGTACTTCCGCCGCACCGAACCCGCCCTGTTCGCCCAACTGTTCAAGCCACGGACAGGGGACCGGATGTGGGGGGCGTGGGATCTATCCGGCGTGCCCGCCTTGCAGCAGGACGAAGCCGAGCGGATGGAGATCGGCAAGAAGGCGTGGGATATGGGGGTGTCCTTCGAGGCCGTGAACACCCGGCTATCCCTCGGATACGAGTCCTTCGACGGAGCGGACGTGTCCTTCGTCCCGAACAGCGTGACCCCCCTCGTGCTTGCCACGGAGACGGACGAGCCCGAACCCGAAGCCGAACCCACGACGGACGGAGCACTCGCTGGCCTTTAGGGAAC